CAAATTATTTTTCACTGCAGCTAACAACTTAGGAACTGCTGGAAATGACGAACTTGGAGAGGAATTTATTGATGCGAAGAAGGTTAGAGTAATGGCTGCCTTCAAAAGAAATCAGAAATCAAAAACTACTTCAAGATTTTTAACTAACGAATTTATAAAGGAGATTGCATAATGCAAATAGAAAGTAAAGATATGATGAATGAAACATTCACATTAGACAGAAATCAATATAAAGATTTCACATATAGGGTTGACCTATTAAAAGAAACCAAAGGTGTTGAAGCACCTTATCTTGTAGAACACGACTTTGTGCTAGACACATTTGAAGTGACACTACTTCACAAGTCATATGACTTAAACTTTGTTATGGGAGAATTAACATGAGAGATACATTAAGAGTAGACGAAGCATATTACATTTCACATGATTCAGATTACAGTAAATTTGCAGATGCAGTCATGGACGTGGGGCCTTCACCTTGCGTCAGATATGATTGTCCTATGTTCAATGAATGTAAAACTGAAGAGAAGGAATGTTTTGCGTTTAGAATTTGGGTCAACAATGGTGGTGAACTGAATGAGAAACAACAACTGAAAATGGGGACTAGATTTGAGTCAATTAAATAGAAAAAGACTTGACAATGACCCTCACTTTTTAGTATACTATACAAGATGAGAAAAATAACTAATAACAACTTAAAAGGAGACTATAATATGGATAAAAGAAGTTATGACAGAAGTGAATCGATTGACGTGATGGGAAAGCCGTTTCACTACACACCCGATAGGAAGGAATTTTTAGATACGTTGATATCTAAATATCCGAATCAATCGGTTTTTACTAAAGAAGAAATTGACAATGTTGGGACGTTCCCATATTGGGTGAAATCTTCTAGGTATAATTTTAGAGACAGTGGTGTCTTTAATCTTACTGCAATAATCAGTGGATACAATGGTGGATATTCCGAGAGTGGAATAGTTCCTCCAGTAGAACAACCAAAAGTTGTTCCAGTTGCACCAATGCAATCAGTTTCAAACATGCCAGTTGCAGCTGCAACTCAAACTGTTAACGTGAATGACAATGTAAAAATCATTCCCGAGAAAATGTCAAACTATGTTCCTTTTGGACACTTCAAAGATGTCAAAGGAATTATCAAATCTAAAATCTTTTTCCCAGTATTCATTACTGGACTAAGTGGTAATGGTAAAACATTAATGATTGAACAAACTTGTGCTCAATTGAAGAGAGAACTCTTCAGAGTCAATATCACTATTGAGACAGACGAAGACGACCTAATGGGTGGTCACACTTTGGTCAATGGTAATGTCGTCTTCAGAGAAGGCCCTGTTATCAAAGCAATGAGAAAAGGTGCTGTCCTTCTTCTTGACGAAGTTGACTTGGGTTCTAACAAACTAATGTGTCTACAATCAGTTCTTGAAGGTAAAGGATACCTAATCAAGAAAACTGGTGAGTGGGTTTCACCTAAAGAAGGTTTCACAATCCTTGCAACTGCAAACACGAAAGGACAAGGTTCTGATGATGGAAAGTTCATAGGAACTCAAATCATGAATGAAGCCATGTTGGAAAGATTTGCAATCACCATGCAACAGGAATATCCACCAGTGACTACTGAAAGAAGTATTCTTAAAAAAGAAATGGAATTGACTGGTGAAGTCGATAACGAATTCTGTGAGAAACTAGTAGATTGGGCAGACATTATCAGAAAAACCTACTATGAAGGTGCTATTGATGATGTTATTACCACTAGAAGATTGGTTCACATTGTCAATGCATTCAGAATGTTTGACGACAAACTCAAGTCAATCACTATGTGTATTTCAAGGTTTGACGAAGAGACTAGAAATAGTATCCTCGACCTCTACTCCAAGATTGATGCTGGAGTAGACTTGAATGCAGAAAACCCAGTTGACGAAACTGAGTCTTCAGAGTATAATGACTAGTATGGGATTATTTAAGACTAAGTCAAAACCAATTGACTACAAATATGACGAGGGAGAACTTCTTAAAGAGTTCTCCACGTATATTGATACAACTTATGACCAACACTACAGTTTAAACAAATACCAGTCCACTGAATTTATAATTGACAGTGGTCATGGGGAAGGATTTTGTATCGGGAACATACTGAAGTATGCCCAAAGATACGGAAAAAAAGGTGGGAAGAATCGTGCAGATATACTTAAAGTATTACACTATGCATTATTCATGCTTCACGTTCACGATAAAGCGATAAAGGAGGCTAACAAGTGATGAAAATTAGTAATGATACGAGGAATATCTTCAAAAATTTCTCAACAATAAACCAAGGGATTAAAGTAAGTAGTGGAAACACACTTCAAACAATCTCTAATATGAAAAACATTCTTGCAGTTGCAACGATACCCGAAGACTTTCCACAAGACTTCAGTATCTACAATCTGCCAGAGTTTTTAGGTGCAACCAGTTTACTGGAAGACCCCGAGTTTGAATTCGGTGATACAAGTCTAACAGTTGCAGACACAAATTCTAGTCTTGCGTATTTTTATGCAAGTGAAGGAATGGTGACTTCACCCGAAAAAATGATAACAATGCCTGATGCAGAAATCGGTATTGATATCTCTTCTACACTTCTAAACGAGTTGCAGAAAGCAGCAAGTGTTCTAGGTGTCGGAGATTTAATTCTTTCTTCAAATGGAACTACAATTAAATTGGAAGTGACTGATAAGAAGAATGCAACTTCAAACACATTCTCAAGAATCGTGGGTGAAGGAAATGGTGTTTCATACACTATGAACTTTAAGATTGAGAACCTTAAAGTCTTGGACGGAAACTATGAAGTATTAGTTTCGTCAAAAGGAATCTCACACTTTAAAAACAAAGATGTGGATTTAGAATACTTTATTGCATTGGAGCCTGATTCAAAATACAATGTTTAACCTAAATAAAAGAGTAAGTGTTGCACTAGTCTCTGCAATGCATACGGGACATAAGACATCTCATCAATCTTCAAGGGTTCTTATGACAGTTAATTCGGAGGGGTTTTAACTTCTTATGATGAATGAATTTTTATTTGTAGAAAAGTATCGTCCTCAAACAATTGAGGACACGATACTACCCGAGGGTATTAAGAATACTTTTAGAGAATTTGTAAAACAGGGAGAGATACCAAATCTCATGTTGTGTGGTTCTGCTGGTGTTGGTAAAACAACAATTGCAAAAGCACTATGCAACGAACTGGGTGCAGACTTTATAGTAATCAATGGGTCAGACGAAGGTCGTTTGATTGATACCTTAAGAACTAAAATTAAAAACTTTGCATCTACAGTTTCACTTAGTGGTGGGTCAAAGGTTGTTATCCTTGATGAAGCAGATTACATTTCTGCAGACTCGGTTCAACCTGCCTTGAGAAACTTCATAGAGGAGTTCTCTTCGAACTGTAGATTTATCTTTACTTGTAATTACAAGAATAGAATTATTAAACCACTACATTCAAGAACAACAGTCATAGACTTCAAACTAACACCCAGTGATAAACAACAACTTGCTGGAATATTCCTTTCAAGACTTAAACAAATTTGTGATAACGAAAGTATTAAGTATGACGAAAAGGTTTTGGTTGAACTTATATTAAAGTTCTTCCCCGATTTCAGAAGGTGTATCAACGAGGTTCAAAGATATGGAGTCAGTGGTGTAATAGACACTGGTCTTATTGCAACACTAGCCGAAGAGAAACTAACACCACTTATTGATATGATGAAGGACAAGAACTGGACTTCTATGAGGAAGTGGGTTGCACAAAATAGTGATAATGATTTTGATACTTTGTTTAGAAAGGTCTTTAATACACTTGAACAAAGACTAGAACCTTCTAGTATTCCAGCAAGTGTTTTGATTATTGCAGACTATCAATACAAGTCTGCTTTTGCAATGGATAGTGAAATCAATTTCGTTGCATGTCTCACCGAGATTATGTCGGAGTGTAAATTCAAAGATGGGTAAACTAAGACAATGGTTTAGAAAATGGTTTGATATTCAAATAGAGAAATCAATGCAAAGAAAATCAGACAGAATGTTTTCAAAACATAGTGTAGAATATAGAGATGGAGATAACACATGACAGAATATAATGAAACAGTAGAACGACAAAGACTGCTACTAGAAGCTGAAGAATGGGCTAGTGGTGTTAAATCTGCACATGCACATTCACTGAATTCAATGTGGTATGATACAAGACCACAAGACACTGAAAATGGAAAAGGTGTCTTAGATATTCAATACAATGACGAAACAGTTAAAAGAACTTTAGACAATGGAGAAACCTATATCTTTGGAACTCCATTGAAAGGACAAGCCTTAATTGATTCTTATGTAAGAAGCACTTAATGTCTAAAAGAAATCCATTCGATTTTGTAAAATCGGTCTCTTCCGATAAAACTGATATCATGGTTGATGATATCGAAGAGAAATCATATCAACCATTCTTAATAAACAAAGCATTATCTTATCACCAAGATTCTGTTTTTCTTACTAACGAAATGAACATTAGACATGGTGTAGACAATCGTCTTCAATATGTCTTTTTCCTAAATACTCTTAGGAAACGTCAAAGGTTCTCCAAGTGGAGTAAACCTTACGTTAGTAAAAAACTCGATATAATTAAAGATTATTATCAGATATCAACAAAAGAAGCAAAAGAATATGCAACTTTACTATCTGAAAAACAATATCGTGAATTGAAAAACAGTATGAAAACTGGTGGTAGAGATAATGGATAACCAAGAAGAAATAGTAAAAGGCCTAGTAGAGGTCACATTCCCCGAAAAAGATGATTTTTTAAAAATTAGAGAAACACTTTCTAGAATAGGTGTCGCATCAAGAAAGGATAAGGAATTATTTCAGTCTTGTCATATTCTACACAAACGTGGTAAGTATTATATCACACATTTCAAAGAGTTATTCAAACTCGATGGTAAACCTTCTAATCTTGATGAGTCAGATATTGCACGAAGAAACACTATAGTGTCACTTTTAGAACAATGGAAACTAGTATCTGTAGTCAATAAGACTCAAATAGAAGACCCAAAAGCACCCCTAAGTCAGATAAAAATTATACCATTTAGAGAGAAATCCGAATGGAAATTGACAACAAAATACTCAATCGGTTCCCAAAATCCCTAAATACAACTGTTATAAATAAATAACAAATGGAGGAAACTATGTTATCAAGCATAATAGACTTTATTATGGGGATTTGGAACTTACTTATGGTAATTCCAATCGTTATATCTATTTGTAGTGTTATTGTCGCTTTGACACCAACACCCGCAGATGATAAGATATGGGCAAAGGTATACAAATACCTAGAAGTTCTTGCACTAGTAATAGGTAAGGCCAAGAATAAAAATCCATTGTTAGAAAAATAAACTGAGGAAATGTAATGGAAATCATAATTGGAATAATAGTTGTTGTAGGTATTGTTTACTTTATTCAAAATAAGAAGGATAAAGGTTCAAGTGTGTCAAAACCGACACCAGCACCTAAACCTAAAACACCAAGTGTTGCAGAATTAAAGAAACTTACCAAGAATCAACTCATTGAAATGGCAGATAAGAAAAATCTTAAAGTCAAGAAGAGTGGTTCTAAAGCAAATGTTATAAGTGAATTACGAGAACAGTTATAAACTGAACGTAATAACAAAGGGGTGCTTATGCACCCTTTTTTATTGTCTGTAAACAGTTATTAGTATAAATAAAGGTATGGATATATTTGGTTTGATAAGTGAAGTGGGAGCTCCGATTGCTGGAAGTCTAGTGATGGGTTTCTTTATTTTTACAGTTATCAAACAAATACTAGAAGGTGTCGTTGATTCTATCAAAACCCTTACCATGTTCTGTAAGTCACTAGAAAATCGTGCAAGAACAATGTCTAACGAAATGATTAAGATAGACATGTTAGTGTCAAGTGCCTTAGAACTTAGACCCGATATAGAGAGAATTGCACGTGCAGAGAACTTTATAGAAGACGGGAAACTAGACGTGAGAAGGGACTAGTGGAAAATATTGCACAACTTATTTCTGATTATGGATTTCCAATCGTAATGATGGTTGGACTTGGATATTTCGTATATTATGTTTGGTGGTTTGTGGGTGAAAAATTGGAACCCGAAATCGAAAAACAACACTTTGCATTGATTAAAGTGATTGACCAAGTGCGAATGTTAGACCAAGACTTGATTCGTCTACAACAAAAAGTAGACGTAGTTCTCGAATACAAAGAGAATCAAAAAAAGAGAGGAAACATGACAGATGATAAAACCGACAGTAATAATTAGTATTTGTTTTGCACTTAGTGTAAGTGCAGATGAAATAGTTCACAAATTCAAAAGTCCTTCCTTCAATGGAATAGGACAATCATCACACTATCTCACAATTGAGAATCAAGAAAAATCAAGACGTGATAAGATAGCACAAGACATAGAAGACCGAATTGCAAAAGCAGAAAGGGATGCAGATAATACCACTCTTGCAAAATTTTTAAGAAACGTAGAAAGTAGAATTTATGCTCAGATAGCAAAACAGTTAGTAGAAAATATGTTCTCTAACGGAGAAGCTGCATCATATGGAGTTTTCTCAATAGAAGGGAATACAGTCACATACGAAAAATTAGTTGGTGAAGATGGTGCAGAATTTATTAGGTTAACCATTGTAGCAGAAGACGGGACGACAACAACTTTAGATATACCAGTTGGAACAGGAAGTTTCTAAATGAAAAATGTAGGATTAGTAGGACTAATTATGGTCTTGCTCACTAGTGGGTGTGCAAGTATTCCTTCCATGCAAGACACTTGTGATTCTACAGTTATGCAACGTGTAGGTTCATGTATTGAAGATGCAGAGGTTGTGAAGATACCAACCTACCAAGAACTTGCAGACTTACCAGCTGCAGAGACAATGCCTATTGTTGCAGTGTATGGTTTTTTAGATAAGACAGGACAAAGGAAGAGAATGGACGGAGTTGCATCATTCTCAACTGCAGTGACCCAAGGTGCAGAAGCATTCTTGATTGATGCACTTAAGACTGCTGGAAAAGGTAAATGGTTTAGAGTAGTAGAGAGAACAAATTTAGATGCACTTGTAAGAGAGAGACAAATCATACGAAGTGCAAGAGAAGACTTTGCAAATCAAGAAGGTAATGAAGATTCCCCAACAGGAATTCAACCTCTTTTATTTGCTGGTATCCTTCTTGACGGAGGGATAGTTGGTTATGACACTAACATTGAAAGTGGTGGACGAGGTGCAAGAACATTAGGCATCGGTGCATCAAACTCCTATAGGAGAGATGTGGTGACTGTAAGTTTGAGAGGAATTTCAACACTTACTGGTGAAATATTATTAAACGTCCAAACTAAGAAGACGATTCTTAGCACGGGTGGTGGGTATGATGTATTCAAGTTTGTGGATATGGATACTCAACTAGTGGAAGTAGAAGATGGTGTAGCACAAAACGAAGGAGTCACAAAAGCGACTCGTTCTGCAATTGAACTTGCCGTCTTAGAATTAATATACCAAGGACACGATAGAGGTTTTTGGGAAATAAAAAGTGGACATCGTCACCCTCATGGAACTCATGGGAGAAACGAACTTCACAATATAGAGGAAAAACAAAATGAAGAATAAACTTCTTTTATTATGTTTATCATTAGGGTTAACTGGTTTCGTATCTGCAGCTGCAGATGATAACGAGATTTGGATACAACAGTCGGGTGACAATTTAATATTGAATTTCACTCAAAAAGGTTATGGAAACAAAGTTGGTGGAGATGATTTCTCTGGCACTTCAATTGACATGATTTTAACTGGTGCAACTAACAGTTTAACATTATTACAAGACGGAGATAACAATAAGTTATTCGGGCCTTTTATTGCAGATACTTCAACAGTAAATTTAACTTTTACTGGTGATTCTAACTCAATGGATTGGAACGTAGGATATGTTGGTAGTGCAGATAACTTAAACATGTTAGGTGTTATTACAGGTGACTCAAACACATTTGACATTGATGTCGGA